ATACCAGCAACAGTTGCTACATCTGTAATTGATTGACTAAACTCTAAAGCATTACCAGCACTATTAACTGTAAGTATTTTATTAGCTACTAACTCAGGGAATGTCAGGTTAAATGCAGTTGATGTAGATATCTTAGCTTTTGGAGAAAATAATATATCTCTCTCATTTTGCTGAATCATAGCAATAATTTTGTCTAGTTCAGTATTAAGTGTTTCTATAGGAAATGTACCAGATACAGGGAAATCTGAGGTTCTAGATACAGCTAAGTTTCTAGATATAGTATATTTATCATTAACAGTAGCACCACCACCTAATGTAATAGATCCACCACCTGATACACCAGCACCAGTAACAGAATATTGTGCAGCACTAGAAGGACTAGATGCAAGTGTTAATGTAGTATCTGCACCATCAGATACAGCTGTTTTAATAACTGTAAGATCACCATCAGCAAAAAACTCAAATGGTACAGTAAATGCAGTCTGTCCAGCAGTAGCTGTATACTGTATTCTAGGAGATGTGTCTGATATTGCTAATGCCATTTATCTTATACCTTTTTCAAATTTATCGAATATACTATCTAAATACCATATATTCTGAAAAGGTAAAGTTTTTCGTATAGCTCTAGCTGTAGTATAATCATGTTTACCTTTACCCCAATCCATCATTATATCTGTTAAATTAGCTACATAACTAGCAGTTGGACCAAATAAACCTACTTTTTGTTTTAATGTAGGAGAATAAGGTCTACCAGCTCCAAAAGCTGGAGCTAATCCAATTCTATTATTAGATAGTGTTTCTACCATTCTATTTACATCAGAAAAAATACCGAGTACAGCTGATCTATCTATAGCTGAAGCTAATTTATCACCAAACTTTTTCTTACTATAATCTCTACCAAACTGTCTATTTCTCATAGCATCTACCATACCACCCATAGATATCAATGCTACTACCCCTATCATAAAGTTTCCATCTCTTTCTTGCATACCTCTCATCAATACTCTTTGTGTTGCTGCCATACCAAACTTTTTAAACTGTGCTAATACACCACCTATTTCTGTATTCATCCATAATGGTACATCACCTTTACCTGGAGTAACAATAGTTATATTAATATCTTTTTGTAATGCTGATAAATATATATCTCTAGCTTTTTTATCAGTCCAATTATCTGCTCTTGCTACCCTTAGTTGTGTATAACCAGCAGATTCTCCAGCACCTTTACCTAAACCAAATTCAGTATATTGTGCATATATTTTTTTAGCCATTTCTTCATCTATAAATAAATTCTTAAGTTGTGCTTTTGCTTTTGTACTAATTTGTTTACCTTTAGCTATTGCTTCTACATAATCTAATATCTTTGATCCATTGACTAAACTAGCTATGTTTTTAACACCAGTATTCCAAATGTTCATAGCGTTAATATAACTAAAATAAAAGTTAGTTATTTGACCACTTTTTCTTTCAAGCGTATTCATTAATCCAAATATATCTCCAGTATCTGCAAACAATGCAGCTCTAGTTCCTAAAAACATATCAGTTGCTTCTCCAGTTAGTTGAGCATCTGCTCTAGATAACTTAATCATTCTCCAACCCATATCTTTAAAAAATGCTTCGTATAATCTACCGAAATTTCTTTTTATTCCATCTGCCATTACTACTCTTGCTACATCAGGAACAGCAGCTAATATTCCTGAAAGATAAGTCATAGCTGTAATATTCTTTGCTACTCTTATACCTGATGATACAGCAGAAGAAGGATCAGCAGATAAACCATATGTACCTCTTAGTAATCCTACATTGGATTCTAAATCATCCATAGCTTCTACCATCTCTCTTCTAATAGCATCTTTATCCGTTTTAGTTTTAGCTCTAAATATCTTATCTTGATAATTTTTATATACTTGTAAAAGTCCAGGTCTAAAACCACCAGCAGCAAAATTTAAACCTAACCCTCCAGGATCACCAAACTTTTCTGTTAATACAATATCTGGCATAATAGATCTATAGTAACCACGCATCAAACCAAATACATCACCTTCTATAAATCCTTTTGCTATTAATTCATCATCATTAAGATTTAATCTTCTAGCTTTAACATGATCTGATATTCCAAGTGGTGTAGATATATAACCTTCTTCTGATGCAATAATTTTTTGCCATTTTTGTATTCTATAAAAAGGTTGTTGTGTAAGTATACCATCAACTATATCTACAGCTTCTGCATACTTAGCATTAGGATTTTCTTTTAGTAATGCTCTATATATAATTTTTGTAAACTCTGTTTGTCTTTTTTTAATTATATCTTTCTTGTAAAATCTAGGTAAATAGTTTTTTCTTAATCCTGTATTTGTAGAAATGTATTTAATTTTACTTTCTATTTCTTCTATTTTTCCTTTTATAAAAGCAGTACTAAAATCTTTACCCTCTATCTTAATACTATTTAAACCTTGTTTTTTCATTAGATCTAATTTGCCTTTCCAAAAATCTAACTGTTTAAAAGGCATAATTAAAAACAAACCTGAATCATCTGCTCTAGTACCAATAGTATTAAAAAAATCTTCTCTAATCATTCTAGCTGCTTGTATTACTTCATCATCTATTTGTGATGATCTACTAACTAATGATCTAGAAACAGCAGCTCTAAACTCAGGAAATGACATAATACTATCTTTTGAAACACCCATTTTTCTCATTGTTCTAGAAACTTTACCAATATCTTTTTGCATTTCTTTTGCCATTCTAGATAAATATTTGTCATACATATCTTCTACACTTCTCATAGATGCAACTATCATAGCTTTGCCTCTATTAATCTCATTTTCTATTGAAACTGTGGTAGCACCACCTTTTAAATCAAAGTTCTTTTTTTGATATAAAGGTATTTCTAATAAATCTGTAACCATCTGCCGAGCAGTTAAAACACTTTTTTGTAAACCTCTAAATACAGAAGTAAGAGGAGAATCTTCTATACCTAATAAAGTTTTAGATATTTCTTCACCTAACATTTCTTCATTATAACTTTTTTGTGCTTCTACACCTCTTGTTCTAGCAGCACCAGCACTAGATGTTGTAGGTTTTTCATCAGGATCTAAATATCTTGGATCTATTCCTTCTGCATCTAATTCATCAATACTTTTTCTTCCATTAGTTTTTTCTAAATTATTTGCACTATCAGTATATTTTTCATATCTAGCTAAATCTTTAGCAGTTTGCAAACCACCTATACCATTTAGTTTATTAATTAAACCAGGTAATAAAAAAGATGTACCCATTATTGCAAGACCTACATTAGTATCTCTTTTTTTATCTAATAATTGTTTTGTCATTTCTTCAGCTGACATGGCATAACCAAGCCTTGTAGGCGACATAAATGTTTTACCACCAGCAGTTACATTTAATAACTTAGCTCCTGTACCAGCTAATAATAATGTTGAAGGATCTGTTATTGCTCCAGTAATAGTACCAATTACAGACAATGGAGATAATACATTTCTAACTCTGTCTACTTTTAATTCTTTAATTAATCTTGTAGTTTCTTCATAGCTTTTTGAATCTTGAAAATAAGATAAAAAATCACTATAACCAGTATTTAATCTATCATCATCTAAATATAAATAATTTGGATCTTCTACTTCTTGTCTTGTTTTTTCTACATAATTACTTACAGCTAATCCTATAACATTTTCTTTGTTAAAAGATTCTGTAAAAATTGTATAGGCTTCTCTTGGATTATTGTATAAATTTTTAAAAAAATATTCTTTTTTTATTTCTGTTTTACTAGGTTCATCTGCTATAGATTCTAATCTATAATTACCTTTTATAATTGTCATTGTAATGCAACTTCAGGTACTTCTTCTATTGGTGTAATTAATTGTGTATCAATATATTTATCATACTCTTCTCTTAAATTTTCCCAGTTATAATTACCTATTGTTACAAACTCTGCAAATGGTTCAAGTAAAGCATCTGTAATAGGTCTACCAACTTCAAATATTTCCATTAAATTTCTTTTCATATATCTAGGCATAAATGGAAAGGCTTTATTAACAAATGAATTTTTATCTTGTAAAATTGTAGAATGTCTTAAATATTTAACATCATCAAATGTTTTAGGTGCATCAGGATCAAATACATTAGGTGAATCTATTTGCATAATATATGCTTCTTTTTCATTTTGTAATGCTTGTCCATGAAATAAAGAATTATTATTTCTAATAAATATTTGATACTCAGGAACATTACCACCAGGTATAGGTTTAAATTGAAATTGATTTAATTGTTCATAAATATCTCTTACAGTTGGTTCTTTATACTCTCCATTAGGAGCATATAAAAAACCTAAATTATCCATAAACCATTTTTTATCACCTTTTAAAGATTGACTATTTTGCATATCTGTTAATGCAATCTTTACTTGTGTTGCTAAATAATATCCAGCATCTTTTTGATTATATCCCATTTTAACCATGTTAGTTTCAATACCATTTTTAATTAATGTTGGTTGATCTAAATCACTGCTTAAATTAGATACAGAATAATTATTTTGATATAGCTTTTTAAATGCAAAAGTTAAAATGTCAGGCATTAATTTTTCTGCTTGTTCTTTAGCTTTATCTGGATTGTTAATAAAATCTGATAAATCCATACTATTTTTTAATTTTGTATAAATAATATTGTTTAAAAAATCTCTAGCTTCAGGTGCATACTCGTAAAATATTTTTGCATTTGTAGCTGTAAGTGGTTGTCCAGGTAATACATTATCTAATAATGCTGCTGCATTGTTGGATAAACTAACAAAACCTTTTTCTACAACGTTTGGTTTTGGATCTGTTATAAATACTCCTGTTTTACTTTGAATAAAAGCATCAATAGGTAAAGATTCTGCCATTGGAAAACCATATTCACCTTTTACACTATTAACTAAATCTAACCACATTATATTTTCTGCTGTATCTCCAAGTACAAAATCTATTAATATATTATTAAGACTTTCTTCAATAGTATCATTATCAATAATTAATTTTTCTATTTCTTCATCTATAAATTTTGGATTTTTATCAATTTCTTCTTTATTATTTTTATAAAGTTTAACTACATTATTTACACCAGCAATATCTAAATAAGCACTACCACCTCTATTTAATGCAAAATTATAAAAACCCATATCTATTTCTTCATTAAAAGACTGTATAGCTAATGGATTTTCTTGTGTCATAAATTCTAAAAATTGAACACTTCTAATTATAGTTAATCCTTCTGTTTCACCAGTAGGATTAAATTCAGGATTAGTAATAATAGAATTTGTTTGATTTAAATAATCATACATAATACTTGGTACAATATTTTCTTTTACCATCATATTAAGTAAATCATTTGACTGTGCTGATCTTTGATTTGTTGGTAATGGTAATTCATTAATAAATTGTAAAGCATTAAAATTTGGATTGCTTATTTCTATTTCAGCTACTTTATAATCTGTTAAAAACTTTTTCAGATCTTCATCATTTTCAAATAATCCAATATTATTTTCTTTTATTACTCTGCTATAAATAGATAATTGATTTATATCTATATCTTGTTTTTTTAAAATTTCTAAAAGAGACATTTTTTGTGTCATAGTATTAATAAGATCTGAATCATTTTCTAAATCATAGCCTTTAATTAAACTTTCTAATGCTACTTCTCCTGTTAATAAAAGTTGTTTAATATTATTTACACTTGTTATTTCTATTATATTTTTTAAAGTACTAATTTCACTAGATCGTTTATATTGTAAATCTTGATTAGCTACATCTATTTGAGATTGATATAGTCCTTTAAGATTTGTTATATCTGAATTAGAATCATTTATTATTTGAGCAACATCTGTATCAGTAATAGTATTAGATGATCTAAATATTTCACCACTAGCATAATCTTGATCTAATAATGCTACCTTTGCATCTGCTTCTTGTATTTGATCTAAAACATCAGGAGAAGTAAAATCTATATTATTATAAAAAGATCTTTTAATAGTTTTGTATCTACCTAATTCTGCTTGATAAAATAAATTATCTAATTGTTCTTGTATTTCAACTTCTCCAAAATTATATGGGTCTAACTCTGATAATACTTGTAATTTTTTAGAAAAATCTGCTATGTCATTAGTTATACCCATCATAATAACATCTGTTTGTAATGCTATAGATTGTGGATCAGTTGGATCTACTGTTAAATTTACTGTACTAAGAGTGTTTTCTAAATCTTTTAGTATTCTATTTTTATCTGAGTTTACATCATCATATGTACTTTTAATTAATATTTTATCAGCATGATTTTTGACTGTATTAAATTTAGCTAAAGATTTTTGATCTACATAATTAGCTATATAGCTTTTATATCTTTCAGGAGAGTTTTGTAATAAAGTATCTTTATAACTTACAATCTGTGTTTTCATTGATTGTAAATCAGGATCAGCAGAATCAAGTTGTTGATTAGTTACATCATATAAAAATGTATCTGTATCTGATTTAAATTGTGTTTTCCATTGTTCATCTAAAACTTCAATTTTATTTAGTGTAAGTTTTTCAGTCATCTCTCCTATGCCTGAAATAATATCTCCAATATTAGATTTACTACTTTTAATTACACCTAATTTTGGAGTAACTACAGTAGTTCTATCACCTCTTTGAAAACCTTTTTGTACTGCCATTATCTTCCCCTATATTTTCTATTAAATAAATCTAATTTATTTTCTTGTCTTTGAAAATTAGTTGGTCCTGGCTTATAATAATTATAATAATTCCAACCATTAACTGCATATGCAGCAGCATTAAATATTGATCCAAATGTAACTGCTTGTCTATCAATCTTTGCATTTACAACGCTTCTATCTATTTGACTATTAACTTGATCTCCATTTAATTTTATATTTTTAATATCTTTATTTGCTTGATCTAATACATCTTGTTGTATTGCTTCAAAAGATCTACTATCATCTAAGATTCCAGAAGCTCCAGCAAGTACTCTATTATTTGCTAAAGTATTATTCATTCTTTCAATTCTTACATTCTCTTGTTGTAACGCATTTAATTCTGCATATTTTTTTTGTTCTTCATACTGTGCTATTTGATTATTAATAGATTGATTTTGATAATAACCACTTACAAGCGATCCAGCAGCTTGTGTTCCAGCTGATATAAGTAATGCTGTTTCTACACCCATTAGTATACTACCTCTACTGCCATACCTAATAATGTTAATGGTAATGGTTCTGTTTGTGTTATTTTTACTGTAGGTGTTCTATCATATCCTAAAAAGAAAAATTCTTTTTTACCAGATACTGCACTAACTGATTGTCCTACATTAAAATCTACTTGTCTAATAATTAAACTTTTAGCTTGTTTATCAGCTGCTTGTAATGCAACATTTAGTGTATTAGATACATCTACAACTGCCCTTGATATTCTTTTTATTTCACCAGTCAAAGGACCATTAGAAATATCTTTATCAATAGGCATAGTTTCTAATGTGGGTGTATAATCAAAACCTATATTTACACCAGCAGCATGAGCTTCATTAAGTGTTATTGTATCTGATCCTGATGTAGTAAATGTTCCTAATGCCATTGTACCATCAACAGCATATACTGAAGTAGATG